CTTGTAACATCAGCGCTGTCAATACCATCACTTACTAAACCAGCATATTCATTACCAGTTTCTTTAATTATATCTTTTAAAAAATCACTCACTTCAATTCCTCCATAAATTATTGTTCTTATTATATATCATTCTACTTAAAATGTCAACCCTTAAAGTCGTCATCTAAATCCATTTCTTTGTCATAAAATAACTTTGGTAAATATGCTTTACCTTCACCTTCAATTCTTAAATTAGGGTCTTCAGGTACATAACCTTTTCTAGGCTCTTCATAGTCTTCAGGTTGTACTCTTGTCCATAATATTTCTTTTAACTTATCTAATGACACCATACCAAAGTCATTATAGACTCTATTTTGAAATCTATCAGCCATATGAAAGATTAACTCTTTGTTATAAGCTATCTTTCGTTGATAGTCGTAATACTCTTTTAGTTCTTCGTATTTTGTTTTTGGTATTGCCATAGAAATATTTATTTCTTTAAAGCAATGACACCTACAAAATTAAAGTTCTGCCAAAAAGTATGTATTTCAAAGCCAGCATCTTGTACCATTTTATACAATTCAGTTTTTGTATTTGGTTTCATCATATGCCTTAGCGTTACTTCTTTGTCAAGTATTTCTTTATCAGTAAAGTGTTGTCTTTTATAATCATAAAACATAAAGGTCATCATATCTTGTACCCTTGGATTACAACTAAAAGTTTTTTCTGAAAAGATAAACGCACCACCAGTATTAAGACCATTGTAAATTTTATTAATTACTTCTTGTCTATCTTTTGGTGACATAAATTGTAAAGTAAATATAGAAGTAACCAAAGAACAGTTTTGAAAATCAAACTCTCTTACATCACCTCTAAAGTAATTTAATTGATGATACTTCTCCTCGTCATGTGGATAGTCACCAAAAAAATCTTCTTCTATTTCTATACCTGTGTATTGTGCGTGAGGAATATGTTTCTGGTTTTGTTCTATCATACCTTTTAATAGTTTACCTGAAGAACAACCCATATCAACAACTTGCGTATAATCTTCTACGAAATATTTTGATAGAGAAAGTATATCACCCCATAACTGACTATAACCACGAACAGATTTGTCTATGTGATTATCAAAGCCTTCTTTACTTGTAGCAAAAGTAAATTTAGTCATTATTTAACTCCTTATATGGTTTCAATACTTTGTTATAAACACTTTCAGCAAGTGCTTTCATCATCAACGGTGGTACCATACGACCTATTCGTTCTGATTGTTGTTTATGTTTACCTGTTAATTTAAAGTCTTCAGGTAATGACATAATTCTTTTTAATTCTTTTATAGTAAACTTTCTATCTTCTAGTGGGTGGCAAGTACCAGCAACACCAGCAAGATTACCCATCGCAGTAATTGTTGGACAAGGTTTTCTTAAACTTGATCTTTTTAAATTAAAGTGATGACCTTTGTCATGGTAATCCATACCAGTCAATACTTTGTCTGGATCCTTTGGCATTTTCATTAATGTTTTACCAACAGCCATTTCTGGACTAATCTTATCAAACAAATAATCTAGTTCTTCTTTATCATCATTCACTACATCATTAATTGCTTCACCAAGTGTAGTTCTAAAATCATTCTTATCAGGATATAATTGATACATGGTCATAAAGTTTATACCAACTTTCTCAGCAACATCTTCTCTTACACCTATGAAGAAACATCTTTTACGAGATTGTGGTACACCAAAGTAACTTGCGTCTAATACATTAGCAACTATAAGATAACCTATATCTTCAAATGTATTTTGTATCTTATGAAAATACTCTTTGGCTTCACCCATTGTTAGACCTTCAACATTCTCACCAATAATAACTTTTGGTTTTATATCTTTAGCCACTCTTAAAAATTCAAAGAATAAATCTTCTACATTCTCTACGCCTTTTATATCTGAATATTGTTTAGTTTTATTAAATGCATCTGCGTGTGTGTTACCCCCACCATGCGATATAGAACCAGCCATACTGAACGCTGAACAAGGAGGAGAGCCATCTAATATATCTAACTCACCTACTTTAACACCAGCTTGTTCCATAAGATATGTACCTGTCAATTTTTTTATATCACCTGGCACTATTGTAGTGTTAGGATAATTTTCTCTATATGTATTTTGTGCTTCTTCAACAAACTCATTGATCGCTAGTATCTTACCACCAGCCAATCTGTAACCTGTTGATGAACCACCACCACCAGCGAAAGTTGATAACACATTAAACAGTGCTCTTTTTTCACTATCTAAAGTATCTTGTAAAGTATATCTTTTATAATTGTTCATTGTTCCATTTCATTAATAACCATACGACAAAACCATAGATCATTATAACACAAAATATTGAAAGAGTCAAGGGTATAATCATACTTCGTTACCCCAACTATTCCAGCCTTCTCGTTTTCTACGAGCAAATAATTCAATATAAGGCCCTGGTAACATCTTCTCAATATGGTCATATACTATATCTGGTTTTCTACTATGTTCTCGTCTTTGGTCCACAACTAATTGTGGTATACTTTTATTTAGCCGTTTAGGTTTACCCCTTGTAGCCAATAAGCACATTTCTGGATTACCTCTAGTCCAGTAACCTAGACCTGTAAAGAAACCCATTTTAGTTCGATTCGTTTTCGCCCAAGTAAAACCTACTGTCTTATACTTGAAACCCCACGCATTGATTACTTCAAATGCTTTGTCTAACAAGGGATCAACTACCCACATTAAGAGGACTGCATCGTCCTTAGCAATTCGGTCAACAGGTAACCGAACAATGTCAGCGAGAGACATGCAAGGATAATGTCTTTCAGGGCTTTTATCTTTTCCTTTGTTACTATACGTTTTAAATGTCCAAGGCGGATCTGCATATATTACTCCATGTTTTTGGTTTGTATTAAAGTCCATAACTTAAAAAAAAATATCTTATTAATAAACATACTATTAAAAATCTAGGTATAGACCAATCTGTTTTATAAGCAATTAAACTACCTGTGGCAAAACCCCAATGAATAGTTATTAATATTAAAAATAAACTACTCAAAGAATGCCTCCAAACTAGCTGTCTTTTCATATGTCCAACCAATAGAGTTAAGTATAAAACTCATAGGATCTAAAAATGTTTTTTGAAACATAATATCATAGTCAATATATTCTTGTAGTTTAAATTCACTTGGTAATTTTGTAACATAACTTATTACATCAAACTTAAACGGATTTGCTTCTACTAGTTTTAAAAACTTTATCTTATCACCTTCTTGTATTAGTGGATATTTTCTATGTAATTTAAATTGTTTTAATTGATGATTATATATCAACGCACCTTTAACATGAATAGGTGTACCTTTAATAAAAATATTACTACCATGCATATATTTCTTTAAGTTATTACAAGACCTAGGAAAAGATATTTGTTCAGCTGTCATTTGATAAAACTCTTTTTTAAATTCAGCAATAAACTTTTGTAAAGTGTCTTCGTCTTTTGTCATTATAAGTTTGATCGCTTGTTTAATTTTACCACGACAAACTTCTGGCGTAGATGACTTAACGGCTTCTATACCCATAATCTTTAGTTTAGGTTCTTCAAACGTAATACCTTCTTCATCTAATACGTTTAACATATATCTTTTTTTCGCTGTCCATATACCTTTGTCAGCAATTACTTCTCGTTTCATAACCATCTTTTGTTTGATCGCATTTGTATAGTCTGCTAGTTCTGCGAAACACTTATCTATAAATGGTTCTATTCTACTATTAACAACTTTGTTTAGAAACTTTAATGTATCTGCTTTTGATTTATTTTTACAAGTCGCCTCAACTAATTTGTCTAGTGTAAGATAGATTGAATCTGTATCTGACGCAACAATATAATCTACCTTATCGTGTGTCTTTAATATTTTATTAATATATTCGTTTACATTCTTTTCAATAAATCTAATTACAAATTGACCAGATGAAGTAATAGCAGTTGCTTGTCTTACATCATAATATCTAAAATATTGATTACCTATCGCACCATAAGCTGAATTAAGAGCAATCTTTTTTGCCCATTGTATATTATGACAACGAGATATTTCTTTTGCTGTCTTTGGGTCTTTAGTCTTTTGATATTCTTTTTTAGCTTGAAATGCTAGTGTCTTAAATTTAACTCTGTCATTGTACATACTTTCCATAAGTCTAGGTAAGAAACCTGGACTATCTGTTTTAAACATAGCACCATTTGGTGTAATACAAGCACCTTCTGTTTTTAGATGTGTCAACGGTGTCGCATGATTTAACAATCTATCTACAGAAATGCCTGATGGTTTTACACCAATGATTTTCTCTGGTGATATATTATACTGCATAATTAAATGTGGATATAGAGAGTTAATGTCAAACGAAACAATCCAGTTATGCATGCCTGTGATTGGGTCTTTTACATAAGCGCCATCGTACTTATCTTCCTTAACATTATCTTCCTTAGGTGGTATCATTATATTATCTTTTTTTAGATAATTGTAAATCAACATATCCCACATTCTAACTTGTGAAAATACATCTGTATAATTTACTTTAGCCTCATACGCCATGGTTAAGACTAGTTCAATTAGTTTTAATTTGTCTTCTAGTTGGTCAACAATCTCAACATCTTTAATATTATAATCAATAAATGATTGATAGTCTTTTGTATACCATTCTCTAAATGTATCGTAAGGGTTATCATCTTTAGGTAAACCAAGTTCTACTTTACCAATATAGTCAAGTTTATAACTTTCTTGTTTAGTAGGTATAAACTTTTGATACAAGTCTAGGTAATCTAACATAGAAATACCAAAGATAGCATAATAAGTTTGAGGACGACCTCTTACAACTATGGTTTCTCTTTCAACTAAATTCCAAGGTGAAAATCTTTTTAATACTTTTTCATCTACTAGGTTTCTAATACGATTAAACAAATAAGGTATGTCAAAAAATTTAGTATTCCAACCTGTGATTACATCTGGATAGTTCTTAATCCAAAATTTCATAAACTCCATAATCAAAGACTTCTCTGACTTACATCTTATATAAGTTACATCTGATCTATCTGTTTTAAACTCACCTGTACCCCAAGTTATGATTTGTTTATTAGATTGATTTTTTACTGTGATCGCTAGTAATTCTTCTGTTGGATTTTCTACATCAGGAAAACCATTTTCCGCACTACACTCTATATCAACTGTAAATATCTTTATTGCGTCTTTGTCAAATTGTATATCTTCAGGATATTCGTTTGCGATATATTGATATTGGTATCTATCCATACCATACAATGGTGAGTTATCTGTATTATAACTTCTTTTAAATTCTCTTGCTTTTGATATACTAGGAAATTGTATTGGTTTTAGTGTTTGACCTTTTAGTGTTTTAAATTTAGAATCTTCTTGTGAGATAGCATACAAAGTAGGACTAAAGTCTATTTTGTTTTTGTATTCTTTACCCTCGTGGATACCACGAACAAGTAACTTACCTCTATGTTCAATAACGTTTTTATAAAAATTCATAATCTAATTTTTGGTGGAGCATAACAGAGTCGAACTGTTGACCTCCTGAATGCAAATCAGGCGCTCTCCCAACTGAGCTAATGCCCCATTGTACTTATAATTTATGATTGTCCAACAGGTGTGCAACCAAACCATCATGTTTTTTTTCTAATTGTATTTGACAAGCTAATCTACTTTGCATACGATCATAACCTTTTTCATACTCAACCAATTCTGTCTCTGGTGAGTTTAAAGGTGGTTGTCCTACAATGTGTGTCCAGTTTCTATCTATAATAACATGACACGTTGCGCAAGCACAACAACCAGAACAGTCTGCTGGTATTTCTTCTATGGATTGATTAGCATAGTCTCTTGCCGCCTCCATCAAAGTCATACCTTCGTCAACCTGGACAGGAATCTTTTCCTCTCCTCGTATAAAGTAAACTGTTATCATTAAAGTTTTGGTACTGAATTTTCTGTAATTAATCCAGGTTTAGATGTTATAATTCTACTCGTATTTTGTTCATACGATTTTAGAATATCATCTTTTGGATCTGTTTGAAATACAATTTTATCTTTTGCTATTGTAACTGTATCACTCTTACCAAATGCATTATACAAACTCATCATAAGTTGTATTGGTTGTCCTGGCGCTGATTGTTGTGGGATTATAACAAAAGGTTTATTTAAACTCACACCTTGGTCATTCTCACCTACTTTAGCGATTACATCTTCGCCAGTAGTCAATCTCATTATCTTCACTTTATCCATAATAACTCCTATATATGTGTTCTATTATATCATAACTTGACGTATCTGTCAATGTTATTTTTCGTCATTGTCTTCTTTATCTGGTTCAAAACCAACTTTATCAGATTTACCTTTTTTTTCAATGGGTTTTAAACGTTT